GCCCCGCAGGTCGCCGACCTGGCGAAAATATTCACCTATGCGCACAACTTCATCTACCTCGGCCGCGGGTACAACTACCCCACGGCGCTCGAAGGCGCGCTGAAACTCAAGGAGATTTCGTACATCCACGCCGAAGGTTACCCCGCGGCCGAGATGAAACACGGCCCCATTGCGCTGATCGACGCCGAGATGCCCACCGTGGCCATCGCCACGCCGGACCACACCTACGAAAAAACGGCCTCGAACATCGAGGAGATCAAGGCCCGCGGCGGCAAGATCATCGCCGTCATTGCCCGCGGCGACGAACAGGTGCGCCGCTCGGCCGACTTCGTGATCGAGGTCCCGGTGATCGCCGAGTGCCTGATGCCCATCGTGGTATCGGTCCCGCTGCAACTGCTGGCCTACTACATCGCCGTCTACAAGGGCCGCAATGTCGACCAGCCCCGCAACCTCGCCAAGTCGGTGACGGTGGAGTGATCACGCGCCGCACGGCAAACGAAAATCCGCAGCTTCCCGGGGGAGGCTGCGGATTTTTCATCTGCGGCGGACGCCTAACGCCCGTAGTTGGCGTCGATGTAGTCGGAAATCCCGAAATCCTTCGGAACTGCGGGCGCATCGAGCGGCGTGATGCGGACGTCGGTCACCAGCCGCTTCATGGTTTCGTCCCGGATGCCGGGGTTGTGGCACTGATCCTTCGGGCTGGTGCAGTACCAAGACCGTGTCGGGGTGCCGTCCTTGCGTTTTCCGGATTGGCAGCGGTAATTGGCACCACAGCAGCCGCACTTGATAAAACCGGTGAACTCGTAGAACAGGTGCCTGTTAGGATTGGTGTCCTTGTGCTTGTGTCGTTCTCCCCAGAGCTTTTTCCGCTCGTCCGTCCACCAGTCGGTCTTGGCGGTAGACTGCCATTTTGTGGTGACCTCGTGACCGTCATAAAAGCGGAAGGTCAGTGTATCGTCACCGATTACGATGACCTCCTCGATCTGCTGACTGAAAGCGTTCTCATCAAACTCGTCAATGCCCAGCACCTTGGCAGCGGTGTTCTGGAGCATCTTCTCCGGTATGTTCTTTGAGGGGCAAGCCGACGCACCTTTCTGGCTTTTCGTCTGGCAGGTCCAGATGTAATACACCTCACCGGCAGTGTTTCGCTTTCCGCTGTGACGGTAGTGTTTGCCGCAGCAGCCGCAGGTGATCTTGGTGGAGAAAGCCGAGAGCTTCAGCGACTTGTTCCCAAAAGGGCCAAGGTCCCGTCTGCGCTTGAACTCGGCTTGTACCGCTTGCCATTCGTCCATCGGGATGATTGCCTCGTGGGTGTCTTCCACGAAGTACTGTGGGAGCTCACCGTAATTCTTTCTGCGGTGCTTGGTGATGGGATCTTCGCAGTATTCCTTCTGGAAAAGCATGTTCCCGGTGTAAGTGATGTTCGTCAGGATGACCTTCACATTGGAATCCACCCACGGCTTTCCTTGCCGGGTATAAATGCCTCGGTCCATCAAGGTCCTGCCAATCTCAATCCGGGATGCGCCTTTCATGTACTCTGCGTACATCCAGCGAATGATCTCAGCTTCCTCCGGTATGATGACCAGCTTATCGTCCTTCCACTCATACCCGAAAATACTGAACTTGCCGTTGGGGACACCTTGCTTGAACCGCTTGATCGTACCCCATTTGACGTTTTCGGAAATACTGCGACTTTCTTCCTGTGCGAAGGAAGCGAGGATGGAAAGCATCAGCTCTCCGTCACCGCTTAAGGAATTGATGTTTTCCTTTTCGAACCGCACCTCAATGCCGAGGTCCTTCAGGTGGCGGACCGTGTTCAGCAGGTCTACAGTGTTCCTCGCAAACCGCTGGATCGACTTGGTGAGGATGATGTCGATGTTTCCGGCTTCACACTCAGCCAGCATGCGATTGAACTCTTCACGCTTTTTGGTGCCGGTGCCGGAGATTCCGTAATCCGCAAAAACACCAGCATATTCCCATTCAGGGTTCTTTTGAATCAGTGCGCTGTAATAGCTCACCTGTGCAGAAAGCGAGTGCTGCATCCGCTCGGATTCCATCGACACTCTGGCGTAGGCAGCAACTCGCTTTCTTGTTTTCAGAACCGGCAGTTTTCGCTCGATTTTCTCTACTGTTTTCAATGAAATCCCTCCTTCCGGTAGTGTCTATATATCACTCTAAAAGGCCGGAATATCAAGCGTTTTCGGATAATAATGTACCCAAATATGGCCGGTATTTTTTGAGCAGAATTGTATCAATTTCAGCGTATTCCTCCTCGGTGATCAGGCCCTTTTCAAGCATGGATTTTGCCATTGAAATCGCTGCGTGGTAAAGCATGTCGTTGTGAAGCTCCTCCTTGCTCATCAGGTATCACCGCCTTTGAACCGGGCTGCAATATAACAGCCGTGAGAGCAGTATTTGCGCTTGGCATTTCCGTAGACGGTGAACTCCTTCCCGCACTCTGGGCAGGTAAAGGTATAAACGGCCCTCTGCTTCACTGCCTCCGGGTGAGCGTTCCACCATGTCGTCCGGCACTCCGGGCAGCAGAACTTCTTCTGTTTCCGTCCGGGGATCTGGATCAGGATTTTTCCGCAGTTTAGACAAAGCTGTGTGGGGACTTCCGCAAGGCTGTGGTTCTCGGCCTTTTCACCGGCGAGACCGTGGGAGCGACAGTAGGCTTTGACGCTGTCTTTTGAAAGGCCGACGCTGTTGGCGATAGCGGTATATCCAAAGCCCTGATTACGCAGGGCCGTTATCTTTTCTCTTTGCTCATTGGTCATGAGATTGTCCTCCAGTCCGAGAGGAGCTCCTCTCACTACCCACTGGAGGGAAATGGCCGTCTTGAACGAAAAAATGGCAAAAAAAGAAGCCCACCGAGGAAAAATCCCCGATGGGCTGTGTGTTAGTTCGGAATCTTCAGTTTCTGGCCGCTGTAGATGGTGTCGCTGGTGAGACCGTTGAGCGTCTTGATCTCCTTGTAGCGTGTTCCGCTGCCGAGCAGACGCTGGGCAATCGCCCAAAGGGAGTCGCCCTTCTGTACCGTGTATTCCCGGTAGGCGGCGACGGCGGGATAGATGCTCACGCCGTCGTTGGTGAACACATAGTAGCCAAGGTTCTTGTCCGCCTGCGCCTTGGCGTTGGCGAGGATGCGATATGCGCCAAGCTGAGACTTCGCGTCCTTCCAGGATTTACGCACACGGTAATAGCCGGAGGTCAGCTTTTCCGGGTACCCGGTCGCAGGCGGAGCGGAAGGCTGCGGATCTTGCCCAGCCGTGCCGCCAAGCTGTGCCGTGACCTTTGCGGCGAGGTCGCCCATCCTGGCGTACATCCAGCTGCCCGGACACGACTTGTTGGCAAACCAGCGATGAACGGTCAGCACCATCTCGCCGGATGCCGGGGTATAGTTCAGCGTCTTGTCCTTGTCGCCGAGCCAGATGAGCTTGGTTTTGCCGTTGCGCTTGCAGATGTCTGCGCAAAGGGTGATGAGCTTCTGATAGACCACATCCTTGAACGCATACGGCTCTGTGTTGTCGGACGCGCACTCGATGGTGATCGCCCTCTGGTCGTTTGCGTTGGAGGAGGAACACCAGGAGCGGTTCTTCTCCTCCACGATAAGCGCCACACGCCCGTCGCTGCCGATGCCGTAGTTGCAGGACGCCTGCTTGGAGGTCGGCGTGAAGATGCTGCCGAGCGTCTCAACGGAGCATTGACCGACTACGCAGTGCGGCGTGATGCGGTCGATGCTGTGCGTCCTCTGCCCGGAGTGGTTCGGGCTGAGTTTGGTATAGTCCACGAGCGGACTGTTTGTGTATGCCATTACTCCTCACCATCCTTTCCGCTGCGGTCGTGCAGCTGCGCCAGTACGTCTTTCAGCTTTTCGGGGATGGGCAGTCCCAGGTGGGCGGAGTTCTCCAGCAGGCTCACGCCCTCGTTGGAGAGGTAGAAAAAGATGACCGCCGTCCGCAGTACTCCGGCTTCGCCCAGCACATAGACGTCCAGAATGTTCCCAATGCCCACCAGCGTGAAGATCAGCACCTTGCGGCAGATTCCCTTGAAGCCGACCTCGCTGGAGAGGTTCTTGTCCGCGATGGCGCAAAGCACCCCGGTCGCGTAGTCGATCACCACAAAGGCGATCAGCGCATACAGAAAGCCGTCAGCGCCGCCGAGGAACCAGCCGAGAAAGCCGCCCAGCGCGGAGAAAGCGATCTGAATGCCAGTCCAGATTTGTTTCATTGTCTTGTCCTCCTTGAATTGAGATTTGTGCATAAAAAGAGCGCGGCCTTGCGACCAGCGCCCGATTTACCGTTATTCCGTTTGCTTTGGCAGCCACTCCCAAAGCCGCATATCCTCCTGACCCAGCGACCACATACACATCCCGCGCAGTCCCCAGCGGTAAGCCGCTTGGTTCGCCCAATAGATGAGACTGTCCACGTCCTGGTAGTAGAGGATGGAAAAACCGTCCGCATCGCCGAGGAACAGCCTGGATATCCAGACGTTGATGTCCCTTGGAATGACCGTCGCGGAGTAGTCCTTCCCGCAGGTGATGGCGAGAAAGGCCGAGTGGAAGAAGTCGTAGTCGAGGGAAATATCCTCGCTCCGTGTGGAGTATTCCTCCACATCGGCGGTCAGCGTGAACACTTGGAACTCATCGTCCCAGGTGCAGTTTGACCGCTCGATCCTGCCGAATGTCTGGAGCGTCCCGTCCGGCATCCGCACATCGAACCGCTCATACGGCTCGTATGTCCAGGCGTCGCCCAGGCGGAGCAGCTGGCAGCAGACCTTCTGGTCGGAGCGGATACCAGCATACCCGCCGCTGCCGCTCACCGCCGCCGTAAAGCGAAGCGTGTTGGATGCCGAGGAATAGACCCGCACCCTGTTTCCGCGTTTCCGCATCTCGATGGTATAGACGCTGGGATCGGTGCGGAGGTCGGCTTTCGCGGTTTTGGAAAAGCTGGTGGCGTAGCTGCCGAGGAGCGTGGAGCCTTCGTAGAGTTCCACCCGCTGGGTATCGTAGTTGAGACAGCAGAATAGACTGCCGAGAAATACACCAGCCCTGCCGCCGCCGTCCTCCGGGAAGATGATCTGCGCCCGGAGATGGATGTCGGAGAAACCATCGTACTGCCACGCCAGCCGTCCGCTCCCTTCAAGCTGGGAGTATGGCCGACGCTCCATGCTGGATGTATCCTGCCAGACCTCCCATTCGCCGTCCAGCGTTGTCCAGTAGCTTGACGGGATGGGCGGTGTGTCCCGAAAATCCTCGTACCAGATGAGCGCCGAGTCCGGCTTTCTGCGGAGCATTTCCAGCGTCAGCTTGAATCCCCGGTCGGGACCCACCATCTTGCCGTTCACGTCCTTGAACTGGCGCGGCGCGAGGGTGTATTGCGCTTCGCCCACCGAGGGGTATTCCTCAAAGGCGGTGCAGACCCGGAAACCGTAAAACTGCACACCGTTGACGTCCACGGAAATGGTGAGGGTGTGCTGCCCGGCGGCGAGGTTCACGCTCTTGGCAAGCGTGGCCCAGAAGGTGGTCCGCCAGTAAGGCCACCACAGCCGCGACTCGTGGTAATGCGTGGTCTGACCGTCAAGCGACACATAGATGCCGTTGCGGTTCCAGAACGGAAAACAGAGCCGCACCGCTACATCGTAGGTCCCGGCTCTGTCGATGGTAAAGTTGTAGACCGCCTCGCCCTCGTCGCCCAGCGTGACCAGCGTCTCGGAGACGGAAACGATGCCGCTGTAGCTGTCCGGCTCCGCTCCACGGTCAAAGACGATGCTGCCGAACTCGGTGTGCTGGGACTTGCCGTAGGCGGTCAGATAGTGCCGCCCGTTGTAGGTTTCCGCCATGAGCGGCTGGGTGTAGTCCACCGCGTCCCGTCCCTCCATGTAGTCGTAAACGTGCGGCAGCGCCCAGGGGACTTTGTTGTTGTCATCCCAATAGGCCACGATAGGGATCATCGGCTGGGGCGGTCCGTCATCGGTGAAGTTGTAGCCGCCCGTCATCCACAGCTTGGCGGCGTAGTAGGTATTGGAGGTGCCGCGGTAGCTGTTGCCCAGGTTTTCCGGCTTGTCATAGATCTGCCAGTTCCAGCCGTAGGCGGGCATTCCGAGAAAGACCTTCTCCGGGTGCATGACGCGGACGGCATAATCGTACACACCTTCCAGCCAGCTTCGCGGGGAAACAGGACCCGGCGCGGAGCCTGCCCATGCCATGCCGTAGGTCATGATGGACGCGGTGTCACAGTAGCGGTCGAGGTCGCCGTAAACACACCAGTTTTCACCGCCGACCGAGCCGTTGACGCTCGTCATACCCGGCAGGCAGATGTTCATCATCTTCGATGGATCGTAGGCTTTGACCGTGCTGTAGATGTTTCGGAACATCGCCGTGGAGATGTCCGCCGTGGAGTAATCTCCGCCGCGTTCCAGGTCGATGTCGATGCCGGAACACCACGGATATTTCTCCATGATGCGGACGATCTCTGTGAGGAACTTGTCCTGCGCGCCGCCCGTGTTATCCCGGAGCGCGGCAAAAACGCTGCTGGAGCCATCGTTGGCGATAGTCAAAAGCCAGGTGATGTGCGGCCATTTGTTGATGTAGTTTTTCATGGTGGAACCGTCGGCAATGGAAACGCCGCTCTCGTAAATCTCCCCGGTCGCACGGACCTTGAAGGAGAACAGCCCGATCTGGCTGATGCGGTCGCCGTAATCACGCAGCGCCTCATACATCCGGGTATTGCCCATAAACGTCCAGACCATGATTTTCTTGCCTTTGAGTGTTTCATTCAAAACCGCTCACCTCCGTCCTCCATTTCCTGCATCTCAAGCAGCACCCTTGCCGTTTTGCCTTCCTCCAGCGTGACCTTGTGCTTGGAATCCCACGCCGCGCTGTACTGGTAAAAGCCGTCTTTGCGCTCCGGCGCGCCGTTTCTGGTGCATTCCCGTGTGGACGCCAGCAGCGCGAGGTCATCCTCGGCGGCGAGAGCGTTTGGAAATGACACCCGTTGACCGCCCACGCTCTGGCACAGCTTTACCGTGCCGGCCGCCATGCCGGACTTGGGATAGATGTGGACATCCAGCCCCGCGGAGGTGGAGCCGAGGTTGAACAGCACCACCGTCTCCTCGGAGCGCACCACGCCGTTGTACCAGACAGGCGGCTTTACAGCGCCGTCCTCGCGGAACTTTCGGAGCATGACCTCGGTGTGCGGCGCGTAGCCGTTCAGCGCCGGCCCCTCCTGCAGCTGGAGGTCGGTCAGCCAGATCGTGCCGGAGCAGTCGGTGACGGTAGGCTTCACCGTGATGCTCACGACACGCTTTTCCTCATGTTTGTTGACGACCTCCGCCAGACGGATGAAGGCGGGTTTAGCCATCCAGCGTCCACCTTATCTCGCAGGGGTGGCCTACCCACCCGGTGGCGACCGCGCCGCCCTGCAGGAAGATGTCGGTGATGTAGAACGTGCCGGAGCAGTTCTTCACACACACCCGCACCGTGATGGACTTGACCCTGGCGGAGTAGTTATTGGGGGTGATCTTCTCGCTCGTCTTTGAAAAATAAGCCACGTCGTCCTCACAACCTCCATATCATTCGTTTCCGCGCAAGCGCGAAAAGCTCATTCATTCCGGTGTTCGTCCTCTCCCCAAAAAGCATAGATGCTTTTCGGGGACCCCCTTTTTCCCTTTCAGAACAGGTCAATGAAGCGTGTTTCCGTAGTGCCGTCCTCGTATTCGATCTCCACCTCGATGCCCACCTGCGAGTTATCGCCCAGCTTTTCGAGGTTCTGAGACGCGACCTGCGCCGAGAGCGTGTAGCTGGAGCGGTTGGCGGGATAGACCGTCTGCGCCATGCTCTTTGTCATTCCTGCCACGCCCCCCGCCTTGAAGGAAGCCGTGCCGGACGCGCCGTTCTCGCCGTCCGCCTCAAAGCCGGAACTCACCCAATAGGCAAGTCCGTCATCGGCGCGGGAGTTCCGCAGCAGATTGAACGGCACCATTTCCCGCACATCGTTGTTGGTGACCATGCTGGTGCCTTCCAAAGCGTCCGCCACGTTGTCCCACTGACTGGCGGAGCTTCCGAGGTTTTTCAGCGTGGTGGAGAGTTCCAGCACCGTGTTCCAAGGCTCCTGCAGGTTGTATTCCCGGCGCACGATGCGCGTCGTGACCGAAAGGCCGAGTTCCTTGTCCTCCACACGCACATAGTCGCCGAGTTCCCAGGCTTCATGCTCATAGCCCGTCAGCACCGACAGATCCATCGCGTTCAGCACATAGGAAACGGACGGCTTGCAATACTCCGCAAGCCGCATCTCGGCGTATTCCTTCATCTGGTAGGGGTTTGTGAAGGAGGAACAGTCCAGCGTGGAAATTCTGACCTCGCTGGAATATGTGAAGTCCTCCACATAGGGCCGTCCGCCGTTGATGTCGGCAAAGGTCAGCCCGTCCGCGCCCACGGCATAGAGCCGCGTCACCAGGCTGCGCGTGTCTACCACGCGCTCGATGGATTTCATGTTCTTCTTGTAGGCGAACAGAGCGCCGCTGTCCTTGCCGCTCATGGTCAGCAGATGCACCAGGCGGTTCGGGCAGTCAAAGACCAGGTCGCCGCCATGCAGGTCCGCTATGGCGCGGAGGATGGAGAGCGCGTTTTTTTCCGTACTCGTCCAGGTTCGCTTGGTGCGGACGTTCACCGTGCCGACCGACCACTCCGTCCCTTCGAGGGCATAAGCCATAGCGACCTCGGCGGTCTCGGCGTCAAACTTCCGCTCCTCCTTGCGAACGCTGAAGGTCAGATCATAGAACTCCGCCTCGGCATACACGGTTGTTACCGTATCGCCGTTCGTATCCTTGGTGTCGGTGATCGTCCGCACCTTGTAGACGTCGTTCACGATCTGGATCTTCTTCTCGCTGTCGATGTATTTTCGCTTGGCGTCCCGGTAAGGGATGGAGAAGGACAACGTGTCCTCGCCGTTGATCTCCCCGGTCACGATGATGTCGTAGGCGTTCTCCAGCACCGCTTCCCACGCGCCGTTTTCGTCCAGCACGACCGGCCTTGCGTAGCCGATCTTCTCATAGGGCGACTTGGGAATGTCGTAGAGCCGGATGTCCGTCACCCTTGGAGTGCGGGAGGTGTCCGTGGTCGAGAGCGTTACACGGAAACGGATGTATGCCCGGTTCGGCGACGCCAGCTTCCCGTCAGCGGGAATCGGCGCCCATTCGCTCCAGCTTTCCAGGTCGTCGCTGGTGGACGTTTCAAGACCGCTCACCGAGGTGACGCCGGAGGTGTATTCGCTGGTCACGGAGACCTTGCCCGTGCCGGAGAGATTGCAGACCGCGGCGGCGGTATAGAGCGTACCCTCGGTCGGATACACGCCGCCGGCCGCTCTCAGAGAAACGGA